TGTAGTTTTCTTCCGCATCCGCCTTGGCCTTGGTTGCCATCTGTTGTTGATGACTAAGCCGGGACGCTTCAGCGGGGTCTTGCTCGTATAACGTATTCCAATCAACTTGCTCGAATTGATCGAGTATCGATTGGGCATTCTGGATGGCCGCTATCTCACCGATATGGGCCATTTGTGCTTGCGCCGATTCTTGAAGTTGCGTTTCCCTTGCTTCAACAATCCGGCGTTGTTCAGCCACTTCCTGCGTCTTGCGGGTGTAATCCGCTTGCTGGATGTAGCCTTCTTTCAAATCCGGGTGGACTTTGTAGGTCTGCCCGTTAACCTCGACTTCGGCCCAATCACGGGCCTCATCATCTTCCGATTCCGTTTCTTCATCTGCACTTTCCGATTCAGCTTCACCCGCCTGGGTTTCCGTTTCGGTTGCGTCAGATTCATCATCATCGGTGTCGGTGGATTCAACATCAGACTCCACCGCCGACTCATCATCGGCAGCGAGTCCCATAAGGGCTTGCTCGCTCATAGAATTATCCTTTTATAGTTTATTGCGTATTTTAGAGTGGAATTTTAAGCGTTTTTAAAATACGCACTGAAAGGTTGATGCCTTGCCCCTCAATAACTGGAAATAGGGGCCACAATTAAATCAATACACCCGTATCGATACGGGTGTATTGATTAACTACCCCGACGCCGGGGTTAAAACCGCCCCGGCACCATTGGGATTGGGGCGGATTGGGCAGCTTCCATGCCCACTTCTAGCCGATCCGTTTCCGCCTCAAAGCGGTTCGTGTCGGCTTCGAATTGCTTGGTGCCAGCCTCTTGCCTCTTGATACCGGCCTCTTGCAATTTGATCTGCAACTCTTGAACCTTGATATCATGGCCCCGCGCCATTGCTTCAAGCTGGCCTACTAATTGCTGAACTTGAGCCACAAGGGCTTGTTTCTCAGGATCGCCACCCTGATCGCCCTGCAACTGTGGCGGCAGCATGGCTTCCAGGCGCTTGGCTATTTCATCAGCGCCCGGCCAATCAAGATTGCGGGCCAGGATATCACCCACAAATGGCGCCGCCGCCGGGAACGCGCGCAACAGTTCCATCATCTGGGTGGCAGATTCTTCGCGCTGGGTGGTGAATGACGGCCCGGCTTTCACAGTGACATCATAACGCCCGGCGGTCAGGTCATAGATTTTGTCAGTAATCCCCTCCTGGGTTTGAACTTGGAACGGTGAGTTAATTTGTACACTCTGCGCCGTTTCATCTTCACCCAGAACACGAACCATCCGCGCCTCGGAATAAACCTTTGGGATTAGATCAACCAGAATGCGCCCAGTGTGGCGGATGGCGCGGATGACATTGTCAGGGAAATGGAAAGTGGAAATATCACCTTCACGCTGCCGCGCAGTTATGGCAACCCCTGACGTTTCATTTGAACGGGCGCCAAGGGATGCATCATAAATCCCAAGGATGGATTTCATTTCATCAGCGGCGTTCAGCGCCTCTTGCAGCGCCCCAGCCGGAACACCGGCAAACGGTTGCCGTTGCGGCGGCGGTGCACCACTCACCGGGTCATATTCCAGCGTGGCGTGGTTTTCAGTGTTCGCCGTGTTCCAGCGTGAACTATCAGTTTCAAATGTTCCAACCGGGCCAACCCAGGGTGCTTTTGGACTTAGCCCAACCAACTCGGTGGCAGTCGTGCGCCAGTAATTATACATCCGCTGCGCGTCATGTGAGTGATGCGTTAGATTGTAAAATCGCCGCTCACCGTTTTCTGAATAGTCAATAATCTCTTCGCCGTAAACCGGCACCAATGGAATGTAGCGCCCGGCCCATTCAGTTGTTTCCAGAACATCCTTGGCGGTGAGAATGCGCTGCTTCACCTTGTGCGTGGTCGTTGGCCGCGTTTCAATAATATGCGCGTCGGCCAAGTCCGCTTGCATTTCTTCATCGCCATCGAACTGGTCTTTCAGAACGGTGGTGGTTTGGCCATCGATAAGCTGGAATTTGAGCAAGTCCGTCTTGACCGGCGATCGCGTCCAGTACTCAGCAACGCGCACGCTGTCTTTCGTTACCCAATTGCCGTGGTCCTGGAAATCAGATTCCCAATTAACTTGCTCCGCATCCGGGTACTGCAACTTGAATTCGTCATGCGTCAGATGATCAACAACAAACGCAACATTCCAATCTGATGAATCCGTTTCCGTTGAACGCGGATCACCATATATCGACAACGGGTTCAGAACCCGGCGGATGAAGACATCCTTGTCGAATGAGTCATCTGTGGTCCAATCGATATCGACGCGCCAGAATCCCCATCCGCCTGACGCGGCCATGTCAGCGGCCCAATCATAAGCAGCGTCGGCGTTGGATGTATATTCAACATTCCGCACAAGGCCGTTTAATATTTCGGCGACATCCGGGTCAGCCTTATCATCAACCGGGTGGACTTTTATAGCTGGGCGATTTAGGCGGATGTCATTGGTAACTTGACGGATGAAGGCGGGCATCCGGTTGAACGTCAACGCCGGGCGGTTTTTGCCGCGCAGTTTCAAGGCCGCATCCGGCCACTGTTCGCCAATGCGTGTAAAATGGTAATCAGCCTCAAAGATGTCGCGGTTTTCGCTTTCCGCTTCTTCAGCCGAAACGAACGCTTCCTTCGCTTCTTCAATTACGGTTTTATCGTTCTTCACATCAGCCATTTTAATTCCATTAACCCATCCACGAAACTTGCGGCATTTCTTTGTACGGCTTGCGTTTATTGGGCCGCGTCATAATTGAAAACAATTCTGTGAACGCCCACACCAGCGCATCAACCCGGTCTGGTGAGCCATCACCTTCAAAGCCCGCTGCCGTCATCTGGCATTGCTGGCTTTCCAGTTCCGGGAACGTGCCGACATGTGAAACGCGGCCCAGTGAATAAAGCGCGCTAATCGGCTCGGCCCTAACGTGCTTACCTCGAGTAGCCCGGACCTCGGTAATCGGAAGACCGGGCCGAATAGATTGCAACGTATGGCGCACCATGTCGCCGCCCTGATTAACCTCGATTACGACTGAATCGGCCTCGTGCTTGTCATACGCTGCAATTGCTTTTGACGCCCATTGGTGCGGCGTGCCATGACAGGAGAAATCCTCCAGCACATAACCCCGCCGGTCTTCACCAACGCCAGCAACGATGATGCCGGTTTCATTTGGGTCTTTCCCGGTTTCCGCCGTTGTCACCGCCGGATCAACGGCAACCACTATGCGCTTTAATTCCGGTGCCTCACTGCGCCGGTTTTCGTGCAGCGTCTGACGGTCAAAAATTGCACCAGTTAAAGATGGCTCGTATTCGCCTAGCCAAATATGGCTGTATCGATCCGGCGCATTCTTGTGATCAAACACCCGCTCCTGCTCCAGAACGTCAGGGAAAAACGGGTTCTTGTCATAATTGACTTTCTGAATTATCGCGTTCTCTGGCGTTACCTCACCGCGAAACATCTGGTCTACCGGATCAGATGAATGGCGCGGGTTCCAGCTAAACCAGATTTCTGAATCAGGCTCACGGATTGTTGGGCGCAATATCTCTAATGAGCGCGCGCTGATGGTCTGCGCCTCTTCAATCCAGCAACGATTAACGCCAGCCATCGATTTCAACTGATCCGCCGTTATCTTTCCCAGGCCGGAGAAAATGAACAGCGTGCCGTTCTTCCCGCGTATTTCATTTTGGATTGATTCATAAAAGCTGCCCAAGTTCATGGCGGCAATCTTGTCATCAAGCAATTGCTTGACGGAATCCTTGATCGAGTTCTGGACCTCGCGCGCGCACAAAATACGCAATGGTTCCTTACCACCGGCAATCAACAGGGATGTTGCAAAGCTGTGGCTTTTGGCGCTCCCGCGCCCGCCGTAAAACGCCTTGTATCTGGATGGCTTGAAAAGCCCGGCAAACGCCTCGGGCAAATCAACCTTAGTCCGGTTTGATGAGGTTGACATCAAACATGAATGCAAGCGGGCTGTCTGGGTCACCCATGATCATCTGCACAGCTTTACCATCTGTACGATCGAAGACTTCCTTAATGGCCTGGATATCACCATCTGATGCTTTGATCGCAAGTTGATTTGCAATAACATTCAGCCGCTTGGTTGGCTTACCGTCACCGTCTTTGATTGAATCAACTTCCCGGTTCAGCGCCATCATCAGCGCATCGGTCATTGTGGTCCTGCGCCCGTTACGCTTCCCGGCATGGACAGGGTCTCCACGTTTTGGATCATAACCCTTTGAAAATTCACCCATTTCCCCGAAG